TTCCGGAGCCGCTCTGTTCGTCGACGGCGTCCAGAATGTTCAGCTTCCGGATCAGCCGCTGCATGGTGGAGTTGGGCTCGTTCATGATTGCGAAGAACGGGTTCTCCACCAGTGCCACCGTGCTCTTTGGCAGGATAATGTCCTGCTTTTCACCCCGCTGCTCGTTATAGACCCGCAGCTTTACGTGCTGTGGATACCATTCCAGGACCTTGCCGACCCGCAGCTTCTCGATTTTGTAGGAGCCGTTTTCCGGGTCGATATCGGTGTCCGTGGGCACGATGGCCACGCAGCCCTCGTCCAGCATGGACATGACCACGTCCTGGATAAAGGCCCGTCCGGTCTGGTCCAGATTCGCCTCCAGGGACAAGCAGGAATTCAGCGAGGAGTCGATCACCTCGGTAAACCGCCCGTCCTCATCCAGCCTCGCGTGCTGGATGGCGATGGAGGACGCGTCCAGCGCGATCCGGTTGTAGACCGATGTGATGATGGACCGCTCATTGCCCCGGCTGAAAATGGGCCGGTCCGGACGGTAGGAGGAGCTTGGGCCAAGCGGGTATCGGAACCCAAAGGTTTCGTTACCCAAAAAAGCGTTCCAGGCATGTTTCAGCCTGGAACCAAATGCAATTTCCATAATCTCTCACCTCCAGTCCGCGCTTGATGAAATTATGTCGTTGCTCTGTGTGTTGAATTTTGGGCATAAAAAATCCGCAGACCCGGTTAAGAGTCTGCGGCATGGTCCATGGGATTACAGTTTCTTCATGTCTCCAGGACTGAGGTTGCTTCTCATGGGGTTGGTCCCATAAATCTGTCCATCGTCTGTGACGAGATACTGGGCAGGGGCTGTCAGTCCCGCTGTGATAGACTGGGTGTTAAGAACGATGCCATTCG